GTTGGTCTCTGCTGCAAATAATGTAGCGTAGGTGCTTTGAGTTATTGATTTGATTTGCTCTGGGTCGTCTGCGTAACTAAACAAGCAACGCAACAAGGAGCCAACCATAAGCGTATAGCCATTAGGCAGAATAAGTTTAGGGTCAAAGACCTCTTCCCCACCATCTTCTAATAAGTGGTCAGTTGCATCAAAGATATTATCAAACTCTGTGCCACAGATGTAACATGGTTTAATCTTCTTCATTACCTAACCCCATTTTTTCTTTAATGAATTGCGCCCCGTATTTAGTATAAGCACTGTTAACATCTTCTCCGTCTCCGAAGGAGACTGTTGTGACTGGGAGTTCTCTTGTGAGACTTGCAGCAAACTCACGCCCTGGGGCATCACCATCGGCAAAGACGAAGACTCTTTCAAAGTCTGCAAGTAATCTTGTATAGTGCTTCTTCCAACTGTTGGCTCCAGGAACGCCAACGCAGGGAACTCCGACCAACTTAGACATAGTAAGCGTGTCCAACTCTCCTTCGCAGACTCCAATCCAGTCGCCAGCATACTCAATATCAAGAACGTTATACATGCGAGTATCGCTACCAACCATACCCATATACTTCGGTTCAACAGCAGGGTTAAGAGAGCGAAAGCGCAAGTCAACCACGCCAGTCTTCGTGATATACGGAATACTGAGACGACCCGTGTACTGTTCATGTCCAGGCTCAGGCTCCTCTACTACGCCTAATCGCGCCAGACGCGCTACTTCCTTGGTTATTCCCCGACTTGCTAGGTAACCTTCCGCCAGAGAGATGCTTCCCGCGTACTTGGTAGTTGCCTTCCCCAGTAATTCCTTCTGCAATTGACTTTGCTTCACGTATGTTACACCTTTCCTGCTTCGCAATTATCTGAATGCTATTGCCCTGCATACCGCAGGCAAAGCAATTAAATATGTTATCTCTTGTGTTAAAACTTGCACTTGCATGGCTATCATTATGGAATGGACACTTGATGTTGACTTGACCAGATGCACGTAAGATGTTAGCACCGTAGTGCTTCAACACCGCTACTATGTCTGGTAAATCATCCACCAAATACATCGCCTAACCTTAATACTAGATACGAATCTGCTATCGCTCTACCTCTTGCTTTAATAAGGACCGCTGGAAGTATTGCTGTGCGGTCGATGCCTCTTGCTTCCGCATAATGCGTTGCTTCAACTTGAGATTCCTTTTGCCAACCGCTGAGGTTAATAGCGTTGCCCGCCCCTGGGGCTTTGCATTCAATGATGCCAATACTTGCTCCAAGGAAGTCTGCTCTAACAACAACGTCGCCTTCATCTTTTGCACCTGTGCGAGCAAGTCGTTCAGCATCGTATCCAAGAGTTCTAAAGTAATCTTTGGTGTCCGTTTCAAATGTTGCTCCTCTAGCCTTATGGCTTTTTCTAGTTGTCATGTGTTCTCTGGAATATCTTCTATATACATATACTCAGGATTAAATGCTAACCAAGTCATGAGGCTTCCGTTGGCATCTGCTCTTCCATAACGATTTTTGACAGACGCCACGCCCATAGATGTGCCGACAGTTCCGAGTGTGCATATGAGCGCAGGGAGTTGAGAGACCTTACCTTGGATAGCCGACCTCGGCTGACAAGGGTTTCCAGGTACTGCTTCCGAAGTATGATGTAGTACGACAACCGCTGCATTCGTTGCTCTGGCAAGATACTTTAACTCCTTCATGATTGCTCGCATAGATGCGAACTCTTCGCCACCATCGGTGGCTACATCCATTAGATTATCTAATATGATTAGGGCTGGTGAACAACCCCACAGTTCTTCAAAGGCTTGTACTTCTTCGTCAATATCTTCTAGTGTTGGTGATGATTCAAACGACCAGACTATGTGGCTTCCTTTTTGGAGGACTGCTTTCGTCCAACCAACATCAGTATTAAGTTTCTGTTCTACATCTGACTGACTCTTCCCCGAAATCATAGATGCTAAACGCATAGCCATTGTGTGTGCATTGGTATCTGCTGAGATATACAATGTTGGCACATTGGTCTTGAGTGCAAGTGCCAGAGCGAGTGTTGATTTACCCGCACCTGGAGCACCTGCAAACATAGAAACTTCTGAACGCCGAATAATAATCTTGTTCGCTTCAAACGCTTTGAAGCAACTAGGAAGAGGTTCCCCTCCAATGGAGGCTCTACCTACAGAACGAACTAGAGTTCTCATTGGACTCCCTTCCTAGTTACTCAAAATGGAAATGCTTCTGGTATTAGTTGACTGGCTTGCATTGGTCCGCGCCCTGAGGCATCGGACATACCCACATCGCGTATGGGTTTCCCGTCTTGCTGGAGATTCCCGACTTGTACTTGCGTGGTCCGTGTTGACACACTGGTCCACCCTGTGTTACTGGCGCTGGTGCTCCCATAGCGGACGGAGCCTGAGCCTGGGGTGGTGCGGAGTTCGTGGACTGCTCTATGCCTTGCGTTGAAGGCCGTGTCGCCAAAGGGGCAGCCACTCCCGCACCAACTATCAATCGCTGAACTGCAGCAATTTGGGTTGAGTAATCGCCAATACCTTCAAGCAACACGCTAAGTTCATCAGTAGTGTTAGCACGAATATTAATCAAGTCCCCAGTACTAGTTTTGTAGGAGACTTGCAACTTCCAATCTTCTGCCATTTATTTATCCTTCTTCGTAGAGAACTGGCAATACTGTGTGAGACCACATAAGTACTGGCAGTTGTTTGTGTTGGGCAAGAATATCCCAGCCTTGCGCGACTTGTCAAATTGCGCTATTAGGTATTCCATTTTCTCGTAGGTGTACTGCGATAAGTCTACCATCTCGGATATGTTACTACCGCGAGACATGTAGTAGGTTCCCCATTTGATTTCTATACCGAAGGTCTGTTCAAGCCCCAGTTTATAGAATCCCAATTGGAGACTGCTTGACGGAGTTTGCTGAGATGTTTTGAGGTCGACAATAACAAGTTCACCATTGACTTCAAATACGCGGTCAATAATCATCTTAATTGGTACATCGCTGACAACTGGTGTCAGGGCCAATTCAATGCCTGGGTTGCCATCTGGCGCAGTCCAAATTTTCCAGGTAGGGTTCTGCTTGCGCCATGCAATGTAGGCATCTACCCATTCAGGGCCTTTGCTTTGCCAAAAAAATTGGTCTTCCTTGTTAGGGTTAGCCTTGGTTGCCCTGCCACCCACACGTGCTGTAGATAGGTCGATGTCGCCCTTGGACTCATCCCATGCGGTTGCCCATAGTGTACTTGCTATAGTCACATGTTCTCCTTGTCGTAGTTTTCACACGCTAGGTGGAACGCTGAGCCTCCAACGGACCAGACGGACGGCTCTTCCTGTTTGTTCAGTAGCCTGCCTAGATAGTACTGGTAACCGCAGGTTAGATAGGTTGTAAATGCAGAGTATGAGATGTGTTCTGGTAGTGTATATTCTTCAAGTTGTATTGACATATTTTGATTTTAACAGAAACAGTAGCCAACGTACACTACCGAGACCAGCAGCGGTTGTATACCAGTTGGAAATATGTCTGTATACTTAGTTATGTAAGTACTTATAAAGGCCTTCGGCCTTATATATTGTAGTTATAATATATAAACAATTATATCGAGGAGTAATTATGAATTCATTTCTAGACCTATTCCTAGCCTCATTGGCAGGTATTACTGTATATCATCTGGTAGAGAACGTATACTACGACATTAAAGCACGTATTCATGGAAGGCAACATCAAGCCTTCTGGGATGATTTTGAAGAAGAACTAGAACAATAATCTTGCCTAGGCAAACCCCTATCAGGCTGGGGTAAAAGTCGGAGGTCCTGGGTATGACTGTTAAGAACTACCCCTAAAACAACAAAAGACCCCCTCGCCATAGTGTAATCACTAAGGTAAGGGGGTTTCTTGTCTTAAAAGGGCCTTGGAAGGCGTTTAAATGCTATTCTGAGGAGCCTACACCGAACTCTGTTTCGTTCTTATCTGCCCATTTAGCGGCAGGAGCGGCCAATGCACCGATAACTACAGCGTACTGAGGTGCCATATCTGTAAGAAGGGCGATGCCCATTACAATGGCTGATGCTAGCAAGGCGCGAAGATAGGACTTAACGGCTGCTGTTTGCTTCTTGTTGAGTGGGTTTTTCATTTATTCTCTTTCTTCTTAGGTAGTGGCTTAAGGCGTGAGGCTGCTGCGCGAGCAGCATCTGCAGTCTTAAATACAGGCTTGTCTAACCAAGGAAACCAAGGGGAAGTGTCGTTCCCACAGTCATCCTTGATAGAAATATGAATGTGTTTTGTATGTGGGTTAGAACCATCATACTGATGGTCACCTTTCATAGGAGTCCAGATACGTCCCTTAAAAATTAAATACTTTACGCGCTTATCAGATTTTAATTCCTTGTAAACCAAGTCTCCATCAATCCCAGTTACTGGGTCGTGGGTTAAGTCTACTGCAAGACCTGTGTTGTGGTCTGAATTAGGATTCTGAATTTGATGAGCAGCAGATGGTAGGAGCCCATCGGAGGCCTTCTTGCGCTTGGGCTTGAGTGCCGTCGCTTGGCGCAGCACAGCAATTGCAGCAGGTGTGGCTTTCTTGACTACAGGTTTCATTCATTTCTCCGCAATCAATGCATACAAATCATCAATACGTTTTTCCATACGAGCCATAGAATCCTTCATTGAACTGCCACCGTTAGGTTTGAGTTCATTCAGATAATGTTTAACCAACCATCTAATGCCACCAGCAATTGCTGAGAAGATTGCTATGCAGGCTACTGCCACGGTTAGATAGTCCTTGAACTCCATTATACTGTCCTTACTGTTATCTCTATGATGCCACCAAAACCATCAAAGCGTTTATCGGGCGGTGTCATACGGGTGAATGTAACTTGTTCGATTACTGCTTGTCGTGATTCTCCTGTTGTCAAGTCTTGCCAAGTCAGAACA